GAGCTTCATAAGGCTGATTTAACGAATCAGTAGTTACAACATGAATAGAAAGAGGCAAGCGCTTACCTACGGACCTCGCGGCATCGATTGCTTCCTGCCATGTGTAGTAATGGCGGCCGTCCTTCTCGTAAGCGCCGATGGCCAAATTCTCTGTGTCCCACAGCAGGCCGCAAAGCTCGATGGAGTCGGACTCGGGATCGGACGCAGAATCGGCCGCAACCGGATTATCCTCCCTCCATTGAGCGCCGGTAATGAACCCGTCTATCCATTCATTGTGGCAAGCTTTATCTATCATGTTGTAGATGGTCTTATCGTAATCCTCACCCAAACGAATCGGGCACAGTGCCTCGGCTACTTCACGTAATGTTTTCATAATCGTCTCAATTTTTCAATTTCCCTATTCTTGTCATCGATTACCTTGCGGGCTATTTCCTCGCGCTGCTTCGACTCGTCGAGGCAGATTTTCAGTTTGGCTATTTCTGCCTTCAGTTGACGGATTTCCTCTTGGTATTCGTTTTCCGGACCGTATCTCCACTCAGGGAAAGAGTCGTCTGTTTGTAGGTAGCTCATACCTAATCCTGTCATCAGTTTCATATTATCGACTTAATTTCTCGTAAGCGTTGATCGTCTCGAATATCCGCAGCGCTACCTGCGGCACTATGGCGTTGCCGTAGGCTTTGACGGATTCCCTGCACCAACTTGGAAAGGTAATGCCGTCCAATCCACCGGGAAACCCATCATCTCGGCGACAAACCGGGGATTGAGTCGGAAACCCGCTCCAGCCCGGTATTCGTCGCTCCGCATAGCCGTTTTCACCATTCCGCCATCTCTTTTGGCCTGACTCGGCGGGAGTGAAACGTTCCTCGCGTCGTTGGCTGTCGGTGTCGGAAGCATCCCCATTCGCGCTGCAAGCGCTAATGTCGGCCGCTCGGACGCGCCCTTCGACAGACTCCGGTTCATTCGCCCACTCCCGCAATCCAATGCCGTAGGCGTGGGCATAAACCCCAAAGGCATGAAGACCGTCTTCCCTTTGACACATATCTTCAGACCCTGAGTCTGCGCGGTGGGCAACAAACCATATTCTATTCCTTTTGTGTGGGGCATTGACACCACAAGCTGGAAGTACAAACGGTTGGACTTCGTAGCCCTCATTTTCCATGTCAGAACACACCTGCTCGAAAACCAGTCCCTCCGACCAATCAACAATTCCGGGAACGTTTTCGCCCACGATCCATCGGGGACGAATCTCCCGAACAGCTCCAAGCATCTCCGGCCAGAGATAGCGGGCATCTCCCGTGCCTTTTCTATTACCGGCGACGCTGAACGGCTGGCACGGGAATCCGCCGGTGAGAACGTCGATACGGTCTCGCCAAACGGTAAAGTCAGTTGTTCGGATGTCTTCATATTGCAATGCATTAGGGAAATGGAATTTTAGAACCTTCCGGCAAAACGGGTCGATCTCGCAGTTGAACACGTTAGTCCAGCCTGCCCATTCTGCGGCCAGATCGAAGCCGCCGACACCGGAAAAAAGAGATGCGTGGGTCATGGCTTCAGCTTGTAATACGTGCTATTGACCGTCGGCCCGCAAACGAGCATTCCGGCATCGACCAGACGGTCCAACTCGCCTTGCAGATCGGGCCCCGAATAGTGGGCGGCGATCTCAGGGTACAAGGCTACGAGCGGGGGCCTTCTCGCTGCGCGCTTACCTTCGATAATGGCTTCTATGATGTCGAAAACGCTATCCATGATTGCCCCGGTTACTCTGTCCGTCCAAAATGATCGTCGTCATGTCCCGCATTCGGTCGTACACCCGTTCGCCGTACCTCCCACGGATCGACTCCTTGTTGAGATTCGTCACGACTATCGTAACTTTCCGCTCGTCGGCCCGCCGGTGCAGAATATCGGCAAGCGGCATGATCTCGTTCCCGTAATGCTTGACAGTGGTCGGTTCCACGCCGAGATCGTCGATGGCCACAGTCCGGTAACGGAAGAACATCGGACATATATCGCTGTCGGCCCGGAAAGCATCGGCCACATCCGAGGCGTGGAAGATGTTGACGAACGCTCTTTCGCTAAGCGGAACTCGCTGCATGTAGTCGTTCACGAACAACCGAATCGCCTCCATCAGCGTACTCTTGCCGGTTCCGATTCCGCCCATGATCTTCAGTCCCCAAGTATTGCCGGAGGTCAGCCACCCGGCCGCGATGTCGATAGCCCGATAGTGCGCCGGGGTGAAGCGAGCCGCTTTCCCGCTCCCGGCAATCAACTGCCCGCAAATGGCCAGCAGATTGTCCCGGACTTCCTGCACCGGCCGACCGATCCTAAAAAACCTCGTAGTGGCTCGGAACGGCAAGGCGCTCGTTAATCTGCCTATTGCTTTCGCTTCCATACTGTTGCGATTTTTCTTTGTTTTCATACTTGCCTTCCAGCACTTTCACGAAATTTACCGGTCTGAAAATCCAATCGAAGTCGGCCGTCCATTCGCGAGTATTCTGTCCGGCGAGAAACGACGACCGGCCGGCGGCCCGGATCACGTCGAAAACAGCCTCCCGGCCGTGCTCGCGGAGCCGGGCATATACAGCCTCCCGCCGCTTGTCGGTAAGTGTTTTTACGGGACGCAGCGATTTGCAGGTGTCGTTGTAGAACCTTACGATCTCCTCGATCTCCGGCTTGCCCGGAATATTCGGTTTCCCCGAATTTCCATTTTCCGAAGTTCCGAACGGCAATTCAGCGTCCTCCGATTTAGGAGGACTTATAGGAGGTTTTTGTTTTTGTTTTTGTTTTTCTCCTATAAGAGGTGTATCGGCCGTTTTGCTATGTGTTTTGCTAAAGTTTTTACTAAAGCTTTTACTAAAGTTTTTGCTAAAGTTTTTACTAAAATTATTTAAGCTTAAAAGAGTGTATACCGGAGATTGAGCCCGCCTTTTTCCTTTCACAAACTCAATAAATCCTTTCTGCTGTAATCTATTGCGTGCATCGATCAAGGTAGGTTCGCTCATACCGATCGAGACGCAGATCAACCCGTTGGGACACTCAAAGGGATTCTCCCAGTTTTGCGTATTGCATTCCTGTAAAAGAAAAAAATACAGGTCGGCCTCTACGCTGGACAATCGCACTCTACGTCGTGTTTGCCAAAAAAGGTTTATCAGTTCGATATAGTTCATAATCTACATATACACGTTAGTCAATACCCGCGTCCGGTTCTGTATGCAGTACGTACCCGGCTTATAAGAGGCGAGCTGCAAATCCTCGACCCGGCCGAAGCGGTTGAAATTGCCGCACAGATCGACGATCCAGCCCTCGGCCTTCGACGGATGAGGACGAATCGCCCGACCCACCATTTGATAGTACAGAGCCAGCGAAAGCGTCGGCCGGGCCAGCACCACCGTGTCGAGCTCCGGATAGTCGAAGCCCGTCGTCAGCACGCCGACATTCGTTTATCGTGCGCGAAAGGCAAAGATCGGTTGGGATGTTACGCCTGTTGTCAATCCATCGGGCAAGATAAACATCATCTACTACCCTCAGGAAACGGCATGGTCCGGACTTCAGCCTCGTATAGATAGAGAAGAAAATATCGATTCAAAAACGGCCGACGTAAATAATTACTTCGCCGATCCTATAGCAGCCGCTACTGCCGATGTTATAAAAAGCCTACCCAAACAAGGAGATCCGGGCAAGGTTGTCCAACTGTCCGATGATAAGTCGAAGTTCGAATATATCGAACCTCCCGTGTCTTCCGAAACTCGGCAACAAGAAAAAGACGACCTGAAAGAGTCTATTCTGTTCGACACTTTCACCCCTGAATTCTCTCCGGAGAAAATGGTAGGTCTGGGGACCCTGAGTGGAGATGCGATAAAGCGCGCTATGGTGCTCGGCTACATCAAACGAGATAACCGTAAAGAAATCTATGACGAGCTTGTAGATAGAGAGAAGAACCTGATTCTTGCGATCATGATGAATGTCACTCACATTCATATGAGAGATCAACTGGCAAGCCTCAAAATCGAACATGAATTCGCCGAACCGTTTGAGGAAGACGTGCAGAACAAATGGTCCGCAATAGGCAAAGCATATCAGGATGGCGTCATTTCACTGGAAAAGGCGGTCGAGATGCTCGGTCTTGCGGATAAGCCGGATGAGGAAGTTGAAAAAATCAGAGGTTTTAATGACTTAAAACAATGAAAGGGTTTGCATAATGTGCAGAGTGTTTCCAATTTTGGTCCATGAAAGTACCAACTCACACAGCAAAGGTTGCTTTTCCTTTTTTAGGATTCAAAGCACGGCCAATATTGCGTGAAGTACGATGCGAAAAATGCGGGCGGAAACTCGCGGAAATGCAAGGAATAGCTCAAATAAAATGCCCTAAATGCGGACATTTATCGATGTATAGGGCTTAACATACGACAGAAGAGTGCCACAGAGCGCCAATATCCCTTCTCGGGGAATTGGCGCTTTTTTCATTTAAAAACACAAAATATGAAAGAAAAAATTCTAACAGCGCTGAAAACCAAATACTCCAATCTGGGGTTCAGCTCAAAGGTTCTGGACGGGATCGCCTCGAGTATCGAAAAATCCGTCACCGATGAATCGCAGATCGAAACCGCTGTCGGCGGGATCGAGTCTATTCTGAAAGTTTTTCAATCCGACTTTGACAGGGCACGCACCGAATATGGCACTCTGAAGGGTCAGTACGATGAGCTGAAGAAAAAAGCCGAGGCATCATCTGCCAACGAGGGCGGGCAGAATGAGAAAAACGAACTCGACAAAGAACCGGAATGGTTCACACGCTACAAGCAAGAACAGGAGGAGCGCTACGCAACCATCAAGAGCGAAAGCGAAGCTCTGAAAGCCGAAAAGGTTCGGGCCGAGCGTGAAGATTTATTCCGGTCTGCGGCAAAAGCGGCGAATGTCAGCGACAAGATGCTGAACGATCTTTTGGGGCTTGCAACTGCGATGAACAAGGAAGCACCCGATGCCTCGGAAATCAAAGACAGATTCTCGTCAATCCAGTCAAGATTCATCGCCGCCGGACTCGAGGGGAAAGAATCGGCATTTCCTCTCTCCACGTCGGAATCTCAGAGTAAAGAAGAGGCTAAGGCGTGGGCCGCAAATCTGCCGGACAAAAACTAAACACACAAAAAAACATGGCTATCGAATTCAAAAGGACCAAGTACAAGGGCGGGTTCCCTGTATTCTGGCGTGGCAACCGTGAAGCACTCCCCTGTGATTTCACACTCAAAGGCACATACCCGGAGGGGACACTCCTCAAAGAGGGTACTCCCATCAAGCTCGACTTCGCTAACATGGAGTGTAAAATCTGCAAAAGCGCACTCGTCGTTACGGGAGGGACCACATCCGCTCCTCGTGTCGTCAAAGGCTCCATGTTTCAGGTAGGCGACACCGTTAAAATCGGCGAATCCAACTCGACGATCAAAAGTATCGACACTACGAACGCTGATTACGATGTGCTGACGTTCGCAGCGGCCGTTACCGGAGCAACGCAAGGCGCAACGCTTCTGTCAGACGACGATCTGCCGGATGCGGTCATCGAGACGACGAAAGAATACACGACGAAACACGGATTTCCAGTCGTGTCGGCCGCCTACGGTGCACGCATTCTCAAAGATGTAGCCTATCCCGTACCGGAGGCATGGCTGGAGGGATATTCACTCAAAAACAACCACGAAATCAAGTATATCAGGCAGTAAAAGCGAAAAACAATGAACGAAGCTACCTATTCTTCTATTTTCAACGAGCTCACCAAAGAGGTGCAGATTCGCATAGACACAGCTTCTGAGCTGCGTAAGCGCCTGTTCGATCAGACCGTTTACGACCAGTACCTCGATTGGGACACTCCTACAATCGGTTTCAATTTCGAGGAACTGATAGGTTCCTACAATCTGAGTGTCGCCGCCGCAACACTGGATTCTCACGGCAAGGAGCCCGTTATGGGGACCGAAGGACTGGAGACCCTGAGAGAGAAGGTCATGACGCACCAAATGTCCTACCCCATGCCCATCGAGGAATACAGAAAGGTACTCCAGATTCTGGATTCCCGCATGGTTTCGGACCAAGTTAAAAAGCGTCAACTCATCGACCTGATGTGGGGTAACGTGACAAAGGTCGTCAATTCCGTACAGGCGAAGCTCGACATCATTTTTCTCGGAGCCCTCTCCAACAAGGGTATTTTCACTTTCGACAAAAACAATAACCCCGAGGGTGGCGTGCGCGGGAGCATCGACTACAAAATGCCCGACGAGAATATCGCAACTGCGACGACGGAATGGAAAGACTCGAACAAAGACTCTGTCGACACGCTGGAAGATATTCAGGCCGTTCTCGACGCTGCTCAGGATAAAGTCGTATTCGACAAAATCCTGTTGTCACAAAGCCGGCTCTCTTTCATCCTGAGAAACAAGAAAATGAAGTCGGCCGTATTCGGGTCCGACAAGTCGTCCACGCCGTTGTTGCTCGCCAATCTGAACGAGTTCATGCGTTCGAACGGATTCCCGACATTCGAGGTTATCCGTCGCATGACTCGTATTCAGGATAACGGCAAGCTCGCGGAATACAAGCCGTGGAATGACAAGAATCTCGTTTTCGTGCCGGCAGGAAAACTGGGGGTCATCAAAAACGCCTATGCCGACAACGAACTGCGTGAGGAACCGGGAGTGACCTACTCAAATTACGGACGCATCCGCATTTCTCAGTGGGGCGTAGGTGAAACGCAGGGCTCGAACGGCGTAGAATTCACGAAAGCGCAATCTATTTCGCTTCCGGTGATCACGGAGATCAACGGAATTTACTCTCTGACCGTAGAATCGTGACGGTAAGTGACTACATAAGGCAGAAGTTTCAGCCTTTCGGAACTATTTCGGAGGCTGATCTTCTCGACATTCTTTCCGATGCCGGTATGGAGGCAAACGATGAACTGACGTCTGAAAACAGAAACGAAGTTTCTATCGCTATGACTCGTTTCATCCCGTCACTCTTTCTCCGCCCCCAATCGGTATCGGAAAACGGTTTCTCCGTCTCGTGGGATTTCGATGCACTGAAAGATTATTACCTGTTCATGTGCAAAAAGAATGGAATCGAGCCGGATGCCGGAGCTGCGGGGATAAGCACGATAACCGATATGTCTGACCTTTGGTAATGTATTACTCACCGCACATCCTGCAAATCAGAATAGACCCGGTTATACAGTATGACGAATCGGGCAATCCTTCCGTATCTGGCACGCCGGAATGGAAGACTATAGCGAGGTGCAGGTGCGATGACAAGACTACTAAAGAATTCATTTCGGAGAATGGCCACGTCTATCGCCCTAACTACCATGTGGTATACGAAGGCGAAAGAATCGAAGCCGGTGTTTACGCACGATGCCTCAATGACGACGGGTCAATCAGAGGCGAAGGACAGGTATATCAACCTTCCTCATGCAACTACTTGGGTTACTCGGAAGTATGGATGTGACCTATGACTTTTCGGATATCGACGGTATCATCAATGAATTTATCAACGAGATAATATCTCGGATGGTAGAATTCGGAGAGGAAGCTACGGCGACAGCCGTAAGTCGAGGCCGATACCAAAACATCACGGGTAATCTGAGAAGTTCCATCGGCTACATAGTCTCCTATAATGGTCGGGTGGTCCGTGAAGGCGGATTCAAGCAGGTGACCGGACGCGGAGAAAACATGCAGAAGGTGGACTTTACGACCAAACGAGGAAAGTCAGTTGTTTTCTGGGCAAAGGGCCGCTCAGGTGACGGTTCGGAAGGTAGCCAGACGGGAATGGACTTCGCGCGGGCCATAGCCGCCGAATACCCGGAAGGAATCACATTGGTCGTAGTTGCAGGAATGGACTATGCGAGCATTGTCAACGCAAAAGGATTCGATGTGCTGGATAGTGCAGAAATACAGGTAAGGCAAATGATTGCAGCATGATAACGACGGGAGACATAAAAAGCATTTTGTCAGAAGACCTGAAGAAATACGGGTTCAAGACATATCTGCAAGACACATTCCCCGACGGCGAGATAACTGACGAAAGAATAATTATTCGCTGCGGAGAATTGTCGCCCGGAACTTATTGGGAAAGCTCATATGCTCATTTGAACATCTGCGTGCCCGATCTGTACGGTATGGCCAATACAAGGCGCTTGACCGAGATCGAGCGAATGTTCAAACGCATGAAGAAAACCTTTCGCTTTGACGGTTCCGTCTGCCGATACATGGAGGACGGGACGAGCCAAGAAAAGGATGAAGCCCTTAAGTGTCACTTTGTAAACGTAAGATTATTATTTGAAATGTTAAACGTAAACTATTAAAACTATGGCAACAACATTTTCTGCTGTCGACATTAAGCAGCTTTGGTATGCTGAGACTACGGCTGTTACCGCCGATCTGACCGGCGCCATTCTTGCGACCATCCTCAAAACAGCAAAGGAGGTCAAAAACGTTCATCAGGACACATGGTCAATCGAAGAAGCTGAGCCGTCCGTAACATCGTACAAAAATCAGATTACAGGCAGCAACTATCGTCAGACAAAAGAGATGGGCGATTTAGTCATGTCGTTCACGATCGGACAATATGACTATGCTACGAAAAAGGACCTGATGGGCGGTACGCTCATCGATACCGACAAAGGATGGAAGCGCGAAAGAGGTGTCGTAGACATCTACAAGTGCATGATCGCCCTGACCGAAGACAATCAGTACGTCGTATTCCCTAAAGCGACCTCTATCACCCGTGAGGCCAACACAGATGGAGCAATCGGCTTGGCCGTATCGGCAACGGCGTTGGAACCGGATAATTCTGACGTATCCTCGGAATATTGGTTCGATTCTTCGGTGGTTGTTGAAGCGTCATCACTCAGCAATCTGAGCAGCAAGTAATCATTCATTATGAACCAGAAAAAGGGTAAAGGAGTCAGGGATTCCCTTACCCTTTTATTTCATTAACGACCATGAAAAACGAAGCAGCAAAAATAGTTTCCGAATCTCTTATCGGAGCAAGTTATGTGACCATCACAATGGGCTCGAAAGCGTACACCTTTTATCCGCCGACTATCAAAAGATTGTGCCAAGCGATTCGGCACTTCGCGGCAATAGACATTCAGGGAGAAAGCATATTGGACGCTCTCGGGGAAATGCCGGACGCAACAGAACACATACTAAAAGGTCTTTCCTGTCTTTTGTGCGGGAACGAGAGTCTGGCAGAGGAATTATCGGAAGGTTCTTTCGTCGAGATGAAAATAGCTTTAAAGGAGGCGATCTGTCTGGTCGGAACCGACCCTTTCGAGTGTGCCGCTTTGGCGAGGAGCGTCGCCGAAGTGGCAGCAAAGATGAGGTAATCGGAAACGAAACGATGATGGGACAGATCGCTTCGTTTATGGAAAACCTTCGCTTGTCCTATACGGAAGTATTCGAGATTATCCCCTACCGAAACCTTCTAATCATGCAGAAAGATAAGCTCCATATAGTATACGGCGACAAAGTAAAAAGAATAAGCGGGAAGGAAATGGCCGCTCGCCGAAGCAAGAAAAACTCTAATTAAGATGGCTAAACTTAAATTTGAAACGACGGCTAATTTAAAGCCTATCGACGACCTTCTTATTCGTATCAAGGAGTTGGAGCAGCATATCGCCTCGCTCAAAAAAGAGATGCGCTCGATCAATGCCGCAGACCCTAAAATAGACCCCTTGCTCAAAGACCTGAAGGCGTCGAAAGAGGAAATAAACAACCTGGTAGCGGAAATCAATCGGATCAAGCAGGCTCAGTTGGACAGACAACGCGAGCAGGAACAGGCTGCGACTCGGGAGAAAGAATCCATCGCCTCGCTGCTGCGGGCCTATGAAGAATTGCGTCAAAAGGTAGCCGATACCGCGAATAAAAGCACCTCGCCAAGTTCCGGAGCGAATAATGCCCCGTCGATCAAAGAGGAAACGCAGGCTTACGATGAGCTTCTCAGTAAAATAAGAACCCTATTGGGCAGCCGGGAGGAAACCATTGCCTCAATGCTCAGAGAAGAGAATGCGATTCGTCTGATTAAGAAAGAGCTAAAAGGCTTGCAAAAGCTCGAATCCGACGGCATAAATCTTACGGAAGCCCAAAGACAGCGGAGAATCCAACTGACAAGCTCTCTCGAAGAACACAAGCAATCGGTTTCACAGCTCAAGCAAATACTCGCGAACGAAATAAAATCCGAGCAGGCCGTTCGTGGCTCGATGAATGAGATGTCGCAGTCTTTGGGAACAATGCGCATGTTTTACAGGACCCTGAACGAGGAAGAGCGCAATTCTCAATTCGGCCAAGAACTTTTGAAGCGCATCCAACTGGTCGATACGAAAATAAAAGAATTGGATGCATCGATCGGCAATCATCAGCGCAATGTAGGCAATTATGCCTCGCATTGGGACGGACTCGGGTTTTCAATCCAACAAGTAGCACGGGAACTCCCCTCTATTTCTTATGGCCTGAATACTTTTTTTGTAGCTATATCCAATAACCTGCCTATTTTGGCTGACGACATCCGGCGAGCGATAGCGAAATATAAAGCCGCTGTTGCTGAAGGGAAAGCGGCTACCCCTGTATGGAAACAGATCGTAAAATCCATCTTCTCATGGCAAACGGCATTGGTAGGCGGAATCACCCTGCTCACCCTTTATGGGGATAAGATCGCCGCTTGGGTAGCCGGATTATTCAAGGGTAAGGATGCCATCGATGCGAATGCAGCTTCCATCGAAGTGCTCAACACTCGAATCGAAGCCAATAGAAACGCACTTGACAGTGCCAATAGGGAGTTCGGGTCCCAAATGGGGAACATATCCCGTTTGCGATCCGAATGGTCCAAACTTGGCAATGATATGAATGCCAAGCTAAAATTCGTGAATGACAATAAATCCGGATTTTCTCAACTGGGAGTGTCGGTCAATAGCGTTGCAGATGCTGAAAAAGTATTGATCGGGAATACGGATGCGGTCGTTGCCTCATTAAAGGCCCGAGCTCAAGCGACAGCCTATCAAAACACATTAACCGAGCTCTACGCCAAACAACTGGAGGCCGAGCAAAGACAAGAGGCATACGAAGCTCAAGCAAAAGGACGCAGGTATGTGCCCGGGGTACAAGAAGACGCGAGGAAACGAGCTATCTGGACAGCGGCCAGTCTGCCCGGCTACATGTCGGCAAAGGAAGAATATAGTGTAGAACGTCTGACAGAGGGATTCTTAAATGAGGAGACCCAAAAATACGAACGTGCAGCCGAAAAGGAGCGATTAATCAAAGAAGGTTATGCCAAGCAAATACAAGAGATAGATAAGGCCCTGACTAAATCCCTGAATCAATCGACTCAGGCATTAATTGAGGCCGGTCTTACACCATCCGACGACAATGCAACGGGCCAAACTACTCAAGACAAAATCCTTTCCGCTCGGGAAGCCCTTGCAGAAGCCTTACGGGCGAATGAGTCAGAACTTCAGAAATCGCTTCTTGGGATTATGGCCGAAGGGCAGGAAAAGGAGCTCGCACAACTGGATAACGCGACCCGGGAAAAACTCCACAAGATCGAAGAGGCTCGCCAAAAGACCATCGCCGCTTATGCCACCAAAGGACAAGAGCCAAATCCCGACGAATTGGCTAAGCTGGATGAGACGAAAGCGAACGAGGAAAAAGCTGCGGAATTAGCAAGGGCCGCCATCGTCGCAAAATATGCCCGGCAGGAAGAAGAGCTTTGGCGAAACGTGACCGATGTTTTTTTGTCGGAAGAAGCCCGCAAGCGGCAAGGAGTTCAAAAGACGTTCGACGAATACCGCAGGCAGGCGGAATCGCTGCTTAAGGGTGGCTCTATTGGAGAAAGCGACTATAATGCCCTCGTGGGCGAAATAGGAAGGGCCGAGACCAAATCCATGCTTCAGGATGTATTGCGAGAGTATGAGACTTTCGAACAGCAAAAAGCCCGCATTGCCGAAGAATACAACGATAAGATCGCCCAACTGGAAGAACAGAATGCAAACGGCCAGTACAACGAGAATATCGAAGAGATCAAAAGACAAAGGGATTTGGAGATCGCGCAGCTTCAGATTTCCGAGTCCGATTTCTTTCAGGTGATCTCCGGCAATCTGGAAGAGTACGGGCTGGCCACAATCCGCGATGCCATTGCCCAAGCGAAGGAATATCTCGACAATTTCATAGCCGATGCGAAAAGCAAGAACGGAGGAAAACTGACGAACGAACAGCTTCAGTTTGTCACCCAAATGCGGCAAGACTTAGATAAGGCGACCAAAGTAGTTCATTATCGTTTGCCGGAGGGGTTGGCTAAGGCCGCAAGCGGAATGAAGAAAGTGGCCGACTCGGCTAAGGAACTCGACGAATCGCTCGGAAACGTACTCGATACCGTGAGCAACATGATTCAGGGCTTCTCGGATATAGAATCGGGTATTTCCGGCTTGAAAGAGGCATCCGCGAATTTCAAGCAGATGAAACAAGATGCCAAAGATCAGGGTAAGTCTTTAGGGTTCGGCGATATACTCGGAACCGTAGGATCATATGCGGGAGCAATCGGGTCAATCGTTAGCGGTGTGACTGGTATATTCAGTTCAATAGGGAACCTATTTGACGACCAAGCCAAATATGCGGCGATAAATGCGGAGTACGCAAGGAGGCAGGAGGCATACTGGGAATCCATAAACTTTCAAGTAGAAAGATACACCAAGTTACTTGAAGAAGCAGCCGGCGAAGATTATTTTACGACGGCAGCGGAGCAAATGGGTATTCTAAATGAATCACTTGCTAAAGCGAGAAAAGATATACTTAATAATGTTCCTAAAGGTAAACTTGATTCGAGATCAGGAGGATTATGGTTATTTTTCAGAGGTTTACTTGACAAGTCACGACCTTTTTCTATCGATTTTGACAAAGACGCAAAGGATATAATTAACTTTATCCAGCAAAACGGAGGTTATTCTCGTGACGAAGGGTTATCCATAGAAGCTGCTTATGCGCTCAAAGAAAGCGCAGATATATGGTCGAAAATGCCGGACTGGATGCAAGAGTCCGTTGAAAAAATGATTGAAATCAACGAACAGACCGAAGAGCTTAAAGAAACTTTGAACGAAAGCCTGTTTCAAACAACATCGAAAGATTTGGAGGATGCCATTATTGAAGGGTTAAAGAATGGCAAAAAAGGAGTCGATGAGTTTGGAAGCGAATTTGAAGAAGTTATGCGGAATGCTCTTTTGCAATCATTTGCTATCAACGAATTGAGGCCCATGATTAAGAAGTTTTATGAGAAATATACTCAATTAGCCGATAGCGATGAAAACGGGAAGCTCGATTTAACCAAAGACGAAATAGATACTTTACGAAAAGAATGGAACGATATTATAACTGGAGCAACAGAAGGGTGGGAAAACTTCAAACAGATTGTCGGATATACCGAATCGTCTGACGCTTCGACCCAATCCGCTACTTCCCGGGGGTTCCAAACGATGTCCCAAGATACTGGGAATGAGCTTAACGGTCGATTTTCGGACTTGCAGATGAAAGGACAGCAGATTATTGATATCAATACAGGTATCCGCGATATCGCATCCGAATTACGGCAGATTCAGGTGGAATCCCTCTTAGAACTCCGAGGAATAAATGAAAATACCGGAAATACGGTAAAAATACTGAAAATGCATACTTCTATGCTCTCAAAAATTAGTGACAACACAAGTAGGATTTGATTATGACTGAAATGCTTATCAACAAGCAGGACGCATCGACTTTCGGCGTCCGCATGGGGGATGGTTTCTTAGATGCTATATGTTCCCCCCTCCCTTTAAAAGAATTCGTTGAAAATTCCAGCCGCCTTGAGGACGGGAAAAGGGTACTGTACAACTCACCCAAGATCGACGAGCGGGACGTTACCCTCACGTTCAACATTCACGGCGATACTGAGGAAGAATTTACCGCTAACAAGGCGACATTCGAGCAAATATTGTACTCAGGAAAAGTAGAGATTCATCTGCCGGTTACTGGGAAAACCTATCGGCTTACCTATCTCCGTTCCCAATCGTATGCGCAAAATATAGCTCGTACTTCCTGCTCTGTATCGGTGAAATTTAACGAGCCGAATCCGAACAATAGGGATGAATAATTAATAATAGACTACGTTTTACAAGAATAGTGTAAATTTTATTTAAATTCGCATCATCTCACCCATAGACAAAATCAACACATAATAAAATGAAAAAATTAATCATTTTTTTAATGGGTCTAATATCCATTTCCTCGCTTTCTGCCCAAAGGATAGTAACCGACGAGATTGATAAATTTAATGGAGACAGGATAGTCGAAACGAATATTGTTAGGACAGGTCGGCCCATGAAGACTCATTACCAGTTAAGGCAAATTAATGATTCTCTTTTTATGTGCTTATATGTTAAGAATATTAAAAGAATTGAAATTAAGCAGGATAGCGTTCCGTTGATTTTACTTATGAGAAGTGGAGATAAAATTAATTTAACCGGAGAAATTGAAAATATGTTTTCCAAAGAGCGCAATCAATCGATACATTGGGGAGCTGGAATTACAACCGGAGGAGCGAAGAAATTGACAAGTATTATAATTAGCGCGTACATTCCTGAAGAAATCCTGACAAAATTATGCGTCGAAGATATAATAGGCTTGAGAATATCATTGGGAAATATAAATATTGACAAATCATTAGAATATAAGTACCATAGCACCTATAAAAATCTACGTCAAATGTTCAATTTAATGCGGGACCAAAAGTAACGGAGATTTCGTGCCTACTATATCTTTTTGAATGAGCTACGGTCAATAACAAGTCAATGCCATGTCGAACGAAGGAATTATAGCCATATTGGTTCTTGTTGTATTCATTATCTGCATCGTCGCAAAAGTCATATCAAATATGAACGGGGATAATAATACAATAGATACCTCGCCTACCTATAAACCTATTCGGGAATTATCGGATGACGAGCTGAAGAATCTGTTGTCGGAAGTGGAAAACGACCTCGAGACGGTTAAAATTGAATATCAAGGAGCCTTAGCCAACCCCTACGTGCTTTATATAACGAGAAATCTGATAAAGCAACGATTAGATGATACCGTCGAAAGACGACAATACATTCTTGATGAAATAAATAAGAGGCAGAAAGAGGCAGCTACAAAGGCTTAGCACTCGATAAACGATAGGAAATTACCCATAAAGGCCCGCTGATGCGGGCCTTTATGGTGTTGGCAATCACAGCATCGCGGCTGTTTTTCGTATCTGTTGTAGCACTGCCGAAAGGCCGGAATCACGGCGGGCGGTCTGCATGTTGTAACGAGTTTGCATGTTTAACCAAAAGATAGCCTCAATATCGAGCGCAGCTTCAATCTTTAAGGCTGTTTCTGCCGTTACGGAACGCTTCCCGTTTGCAATCTCATTCAACGCAGTATAAGGCATACCGATCATTTCCGCAAATTTACGTTGCGAAATATTGCGAGCTTCCAGTTCCTCTTTCAGCGCTTCGCCCGGATGAGTGGGTAAATATGGAATCAAATCATTCATGCCATATACCCTCTTATTAACCGTTGCCATAGCCAATCTTATTTATAATGATTACTAATATCCAATATCAAACAAACTGTTATTATCTCTTGTTCGGCAACATGGCGCACTCGAAATTCAAGCCTGTATTTAGAATTAATCCTAACCGATGAAATACCAGCCTTGTCACCCACTAATACTTCATAGTTCAAAGAATGATGTTGGTACAATGATTCAATACTCGAAGCCGCCACAAGTTTATCTACACAACGTTTGTATGCTCTCACTACTTCCGGCTGAAATCGGTGCTTTTTATCGCTTGTTCGCCCCAGTTCGAACAACTCCCGTAAATACTCCTTGTCGAATTCTATAAACATCGTTGCCTTATTGTTTACGATGCAAATATAATGCTTTTCTAATATAATTCACAAAAAAAGTGAACATTCGTCATATCCCAAACTGTTTCCCCCGCTATCTTTCAAAATTAATTTATCTACCCTCTTTTTATCATCAAATTAAAAACATAAAAATCAACAACTTGCAAAGCCGTTTGTACAATGTGCAGAGTATTTCAACCTTTGAGATAGTCATACCATTTACGCCTAAGAGGAATGATTATCTACAATAGAAACGGAGACGAGCTGATCGATGTGCCAATTACCTCGTCTGCCGTCCGCAAACGAGTATTGATGGGCGACAACTACGTCTCCCTGCCCTTTTCCCATGACACCTATATAGACTTTGCTCCGGGGTCCTATATCATCTATAACGGTCTCAAGTTCGAGATCATCGACGTCGACAAGAATCGCCCTACTCGAAATGCCACTACCGGCGGCTGGGACTACACACTCCAGTTCGACGATCAGGAGCGCCACATGACGCGCGCCATTGTATTTTGGCTATCGCAAAAGCCTCGGGAGGCGGTTTTCCATGACACGACCGATTTGCAGTCTTTCGGAAATCTGATCGTGGAAAACATGAATGCCTTTGTGCCTGCTAAAAACTGGAAGATGCGCGATCTTTCCGACGAATTGAAAGAAGGTACGAAGCTCGTTTCATTCAACGGCGACACATGCTGGAACGCCGTCAACACAATCGCCGAGACTTTCGGTGTCGAGTGGTGGACAGAACAAAGCGAAGGTTATATCTACCTGTGCTTCGGGAAGCTGGAGATCGGAACCGAGGAAGATTTCGTAGAGGGAGACGTTATCACGTCTATCCCATCGCGGAGAGGTGACGACAGCAACTACGGCACGCGCTTCTACGTGTTCGGATCGACGCGCAACCTGACGGAGGACTACGGTCAGGCCGATCAGGGCGGAACGACCAATCATGTCTCGGAAATTCGGCTCAGGCTGCCGGGTGGGCAGGAGTATATCGATGCGCGGCCCGATATGGCATGGAACGACGTGGTCGAAAAGTTCGTCGTATTCGAGGACATTTACCCTAAAAATACGGATACTGTCACCTCAGTCGAGAAAGTGAAGCGACAGACTGATAGCGGAACCGAATATGAAGCTCGGGTAATCTACGCGAAAGACACGCCTTTCCTTCCGACCGATCTAATCCCGGGCGAGACCCTGCAAGCCGTCATTACGAGCGGTGCTCTTTCGGGCCGGACGTTCGACATACAACTCGGCGCTGCGTTCGACGATCCCGACACATGGAATCCGGAAACAAATCCTTTCGACCGCAAGTTCGAGATCGTGGCAGACGTGGAGACGACCGGTGAGCAGGAGATCATCATTCCCAACGACAATCTGGACATCGAGCCCGGCAATACCTTCGTATTGACCGGTATTAAGTTACCCGGAGCGAGAATCGGGGAGGCCGAGCAGGAATTGTTGGAAGCAGGAACGACGTGGGCCCAGAAAAACAGCAAGGACACGAGCGTATACGATTGCCCTACCAATCCCGTATACTGTCAACTGAACGATAAGAGCTACGAACTCGGACAGAAGGTGCGCCTCGTAAACGAAGCTCAATTCGGGAGCAGCGGCCGTAGCTCCCGTATTCAAGGCTACGAAAAGTCGCTCGACAACGAGTATCAGGCAACCTACACGGTTGGCGACAATACCGCCTATTCCCGCTTGGGCGAGATTGAGAAGGATATTCAAGAGGCAGCCTATGCGGAACGGATCGGAGTGACCAATGGCGTCGGAATCTACCTGATTCGCGCAAAATATGACCAGACGCAGCCAACAGACTACAATGCGTACTCGGCAGCGGCCGCCGACGAGAAGTTCTTGAGCAGAAAAAAGAACGATACGGCCGAAGGGATAATCACCTTCGCAAAAGGCATATTGGCAAACACCCTCTCGAGCGAGAAATTCGTATCGGGCAATGAAGGTAAGGGTCACAGCACATGGATCGACGATGACGGAGTATCGCATACGGAGGTCGATCAGGTGAAGGCCCGAAAAACCGTTGTTTCGAAGCAAATAGAAGCCGAAGAAGGCAATGTCACCGAACTGACCAGCACAAATATCGAAGCGACCGTATTGACTGTACTGGACAAGATCATAGCGAAAGATCAAACGCTTTCGGGGAAAATATCGTCGGCTAAGTTTCTGTCGGGACTGCTCGGATACGGGTGGATGATCGACACGCAGGGCAACGGCGAGCTGCATTCGCTATCGATTCGGTCCTTCCTCGAAGTCCCCGAGCTCCGGTATAATCAAGTGCAGGTAATAGGCGATGAGCTATGGGTAACGGCCGGTGGTGTCATATCCGATGTACAGGCAGCTGACTCGGGCCGCTATACTATCACGCTCAAGCTGGAGGAAGGACAAACCAACCCCTTTGCTGCGGACGATATTCTGAGAGGCATATACCATGTTTCCACCGGTTTCTCGACGATCCAAATGCGGGTAGACAGCGTAGCAGAAGACGGAACGATGACCGTCACGCCTCGGACGCCCGATCTCGTACCGCAAAAATTCATGAACATAGCCAAGACGGGCAACTTCACGAATGCGGCCCGTCAGCGAAGCATCCTGATTTCATCCAAGCAGGGCCGCATTCAGTTCATGGCCGACGTGAACGATTGGGAAATCGCTCCGTCGATGGTCCGAATGATTCTGGGCGACACGTCGGGATTCGTACATCCGTCTTTCGGCGATACGTCGGGCTACAATGCCTTTCTGGAGAACATTCTGATGACCGGCCGAATTTTCCAGAAGTCGGCCGATGGCACGACCACCAAGCCCGTCGCCGTGAACAAGGGCGAATGGGAAGCCGGAACATATTACTATTACGATGAAGTAACCCATAAAGGCTCGCTGTGGTTATGCACCGCAGAATCTACGTCAGAAGAACCTTCTGCGTCCTCCATAGACTGGGTAGAGGAAGTAGCATCGGGCTCTGGATCACCGGGCCCTGCGGGGCCGGCACTTCGTAGCCGGGGCGTATGGTCGGCCTCGGAAACCTATATAAACGGAGGCGAGTTCAGGGATTGGGTATTGTACGGGGAACACAACTACCGCTATGTAGTCAAAGAAGGTGTAGCTACGGTTCCTGCCGGCACGCTGCCCACAGACACGGCATACTGGACGCCGTTCAACGAAATGGAACCGGTGGCGACGAGGGTTCTGTTGGCCGACGACGCATGGATCGACATACTGAGCACGAACGGAATCCGTATCGGAAATAACGGATGGGAGCTGACCGACGGGGAGATTCGGCACAAAACAAGCGGGCTGAAGCTGACCAAAGACGGAAAACTGGTTGCTCCTAACGGCTTGAGCCTCGTCGTAGGGGAAGAGAACATAGACGATTACACCCAGCAAAAGATCGATTCTGTTGAGATCGGAACGGTGAATCTGATCGACAAAAGTGAAGAAATTGTATTGATAGCCGGAGCCACCCAAACATATGCTTATGTGCAAAAAAAACTACACGTTTGTCCGGGCGACGAGTTTGCTTTATCGATCGAAAATATCGGAATATCAGCCGGAAATCCGACAGAATTCACAGTCCTGATTATAGATCAGAATATGGCTAAGGAATTGTGTCGGCGAATCCTGACTCTCGACAATAGAACAGCCGTATTTGAAATTCCTGTTGACACGGAGGAACAGGATGGTTATATTCTGTTTTATGCAGGAAAGGCGGGGCAAACAAATAACAACTCGGTCACCTATCACAAAGTCATGCTCGTCAAGGGCAACCGCCCAGCCCTAACATGGTCGCCATCGTTGAATGATCAGAAAGCCCAGACTCAGGAGCAAATCGATTCGATTCAGGTCGGAAGCGACAACCTGATGGACGATACTCAGCGTCCTAATCCGAGCAATACCGAGCTTTGGAATAAGACGGTCTCGGCATCTGTATGGGGAGAGGTAGGTGAGTTCGTAGCTGTAAAGATAAGAGGGCAATGGGGCCGCCTATGGCAGTCCATCGCCGAAGGATTCATTGGAGGACAGCAATACCGGTTCTCATGCTGGGTCAAGCGCGACGCGTCGATGGAAACCACTGAGACCAAAGCGCAATTTTCTGTGGGAAGAAACGCCGTGACAATCATATCCGCGACGCTCGACGGCGTGAAACTCGGCGCGGGCGGATCAACAGGAGTATTCAGCGGAAAGTCACTCGCTGGAATTGTAATTTCGGCAGATACTTTTCAACGTCTCGAATGTATATTCGAAGCAAGTGAAACAGTGCCCGGTGATAGTTTTCGACTCGAATTCTACACGTCGAACTATCAAACGAATACCCCTTGCGGAGTCGTTTATGGCTATTATTTGGTTAAAGGCAACAAAGCGACGGACGATTGGCGTCCGTCGCTGAACGACACTAAAAAGGCCATAGCTGCGGCTCAGGCCGCCGCCGATCAGGCTAAAGAGGACGCTGCGGCCAGCGCTCAAAAGCTCGAGGATTGGTCGTCCGACGAATTGATCTCTCCCCCCGAAAAGCCGGGCCTTGTGCAACAGAAGGCCGACATCGAATCCGAGTATGGCGAGATCGGCTCGCAAGCCGACCGCTACGGAATTAAAAGCTCGACCTACTGGACCGCTTATAATAGCGCGTACACGTTGGCTATACAAGCGCTGACGAAGTACACAGCCTCGACTCCCGAAAGCATTCCGGTCGAGGCCGACTACGACTACATCGCGGCATACTATCCCAAGCGGCAGATCATGCTCGACCAGATTGCGGCTGCGGCGCAAGCATATACAGACGGCTTACAGTTCGGTTCGGTAAATTTGATCGACGGCAGTGAGGCTATCAAGATAACGGCAAGTGCTTCGGCTACCCATGCTTATTTACGTTTCCCGCTACACGTTCGTCCGGGGGATGAGTTCGCTCTTTCGATAGGCTCTATTGAAATTCTTGCCGGAAATCCTACGGAGTTTTCATGCAACATTCTAACTTACCAAATGGACAGACCGCTGGCACACAAACAACTGACTTTGGATAATAGAACGGCTGTCTACAAAATATTGGAGAAAGAACAAGAGCAGGATGCGTGGTTTCTGATGTATGCGGGCAAAGAAACTCAAACCAACGGAGTTTCAGTCATCTATCACGAAGTCATGCTTGTCAAGGGTAACCGTCCGGCCCTAACGTGGTCTCCGTCATTGAACGATCAGAAAGCCCAGACTCAAGAAATGGTTGACGCCTCCCTCCCTGCGACGCGAAATCTGGCCCTGAAAACCGAGGGACAACTCGATTTCGATGCGTCATCTTGGGCGGGGCTATATCTCGACTTGGCCGAACAACCCGTAATCGGACAACAATATGTGCTTTCTTGGGATGACATACAATTTACGGAAACAAGCCATCCCGTTATCCGACTTTGGATAAATAGCTTTACGGGAGCCGTCAACCTGAAGGAGGTTACACAAACAGGCTCGGGATCGGTCGTCGTGACTATACCCGATACTTTGCTGACAGACCAGACCTACCGAATCCTTTTCGGGGGCAGTGACGGTGCAATGACCGGCTATGTTAAAAATCCTATGTGGTCCAAAGGCAACAAGGTCATGCCTTGGACACCGGCCATAGAGGATGCTCCGAACGAGATCCGCGAGGAGGCAAAGGCTACGGGCATTTATCTCTCCGAAAAGAAAATCGACGTAGTGGCCGACCGCTTTCGCATTACATCGACTGCCGGCCGGGAGATCATGCGGGCCGATGCCGGCGGTAACCGCGTGAGCATGGAGAACTTCGACGTACAGGCGGGAGCGACAATCGGACCGGTCAAAGTAACTGAGACGGGATTGGCCGTAAAGGCCGAAGGCGAAGAATTGCAGACTGTAATAAGCAATCGGGAGTTCGGCAGTCTGTCCGACGCTTTGGTCACCGGGAAAACTTCAATTGTCGCCCTTACCGCTCCATCTGTATCTCAACCTGGCGGGCAGTTCGACATGGGAACTTTCAGCGCGCCAGATGCGACTGTGCGGATTCTATCCGTATCAGGCCGGGTTATCATGATGAACGGCCTAAATTCGGTGAGAATTTACCTGACCAAACAAATAGGTTCCCAATGGACCGATTTGGGCATCGAGCTATTTTCTATGGCTTCTAACTCCCATTATGATGAAAATTTCACTAAATCAGTTGTCATATCATCCATCGGTAACTATAAAATTGCCTGCACTGCCGTATGCGGCGGCGTGATAACGATCTCAAATATGAGCGGGACCTTGCAGGAGCAGGTAAAAAGGATGGAGGTCAGGCCCTCTACGATATTCGGGATGCTCAATTCGACACAATACTTTCTTTTAGGGCGAGAGAAACCGTCGGCCTCGGGTTCCGAGATTTTCCGCGCTAAGATTCAGAACGAGGACGGAGGATTGGAAGTCACTTCAACCGGCGTAAACGTCGATGGAGAAACATATATAGACGGACAGACAACTATCAAAGGCAACGCATCGGTCGTGGGTAAATTTTCCGCCACAGGTGAAATCAACGCTACAGGAAATATCCAGTCCGATACGGATATCGAAGCGGTACGCGATATTTTAATAGGCCGCTATCTGAAAGGATTGGCTATCCCATCCGAAAAAATACCGAGTTCCATGACATCCGGCTCAAACTACCAGATTGCCAACTCGGTTACCTGTGTAGATGCGATGAATAAAAATGCGATCAACATTACGCTTCCAAAGAATCCGAAAACAGGACAGATCGTTTTAATACGGCAATATTCGGCAGGATACACGCTCAAGGGGGGAGGCAAACAGATACATCGGGCAGGATCACCGGTCTCCGAATTCTGGAACGATGCCTACGGGTCTCTCATGTGGATACGCTTCGACGGAAGCTACTGGGCGCTCAATTATATGCCATCACTTTAAACTCATACATATGAAAACGAAAACCAAATTCATCATTAACGTATCGCTCACCTTGCTGGGCGTTATCGGGCTGATTTTCCTACCCAAGCTGACGCTTACCATACTGCTGGGCGTTGCAGGAACAATCGCGTATCAGAAATTCGTCAAATAATCAAATCGAAATGTCATGAACAATCATCAACTGAACAATCTGTCCGTGTATTACTCGGGCGACAATGGAACGTACCACCTTGCCGGCCGGTACGACATCGGCAGCAATGGTAAAATCACTCGGATCGACGTATCGGCCTACGTGAAACGAGGAGAAGCAAACATCGAAGTCGGCAAGCTACTCTCGGACGACAACGGCGCAAACTACATATTTACGCCGGATGCGAAAAGCGAAGGACTGACCGATGCGGTTTTCGCAGCTCTGCAAGCTGCGGAAGCAGAAATAGCCGGGAAGGTCGAACAAGTCATGCTGCTACTCAAAGACCATCTGTCGTACACTCAGAGCGAATAGTCACGCAGACTCTCACTGCGGAAAACCAGTTTATACCAAAATTGAAAGACAAATGATGAATTGAACGTCATGGAAAAGATCAGCGAGATACTGACCATCGTCAACACCGCCTTGTTGCCGATCCTCGGATTTTTCCTGTTCTACAATTCCCGCCGCCGGGAGGCTCGGGCAAAAGCCGAGCGCGAGGAGATACACAACGTCTCCTCGATCTCGGATGAGTGGCAGGAGCTGTACAAAAAGGCCGAAGACAAGCTAAAGGCCAAAGATGCCAAGATCGACCAACTTTACGCGGAGAAGGAATCCGACCGCCAGCGAATCCGCGAGTTATCCGAACAGCACAACGCTTTGAAAATGGAGCATCAGGCTGCTAAATTCAAGGAATGTACAGTCAGAGGCTGCGAGAAACGGCAGCCGCCCAGTAATTACTAAATCGATCACTTATTTATGAGATACTTTACTGTTTCCGAGTTAATAGCTTCAGACATTGCGAGGCAAAAAAACATTGATAACACACCGCCACCGGACGTTCGAGTCAAGCTGTCGAACCTGATACACGGGCTGCTCGATCCGATCCGAGAGAAATGGGGCGGCCCGATTACCGTCAACAGCGGGGTCCGGGGGCGCC